TTATTTCTCAAGACTTTCCGGATCAAGAACCCTGCTGAGAACGTTGTCCAGGTCTGCGGCAGTCTGCACATCCTCGCCATGAATAAGATGCGCGTAGATCCCGAACGTGTCCATCTGGCGGGAGTGGCCAACCAAGGGCTTGACTTGTCCCTCTGGCAGCGTTTTTGCCAGTGATACGAACGTATGTCGGAGATTATACGGCGGAACATAGTGCAGTCCGTTGGCCTCGCAGTAGCGCCGCCAATATTTTCTATAGGTGTCCTCACAGGAGATGCCAAACACGCTCTCCTGCCCGCCTGTCAGCTTTTTCTGTGCCTGCAGAATAGCGGCCGCACTATCGGTGAGTGCAAAGGCGCGCACAGCGTTGTCGTTCTTGCCGCGGGTTTCCTCGCCACGGGTGTTTATAGCTCGCCGGATCTTCACCCGGCCACCCTTAACGTCCTTCCAGCTCAGTCCGATCAGCTAGCCCGGACGAAGGCCAGTCACAACGCTAAACCTGTACGCATTGACATAAGGATCCTCGATCAGTTTGCCGTCCAGGATCGTAGTGTCAACCTCAAAAAGTGTACGCAGATCCTCCGGCTGCAATATTTCTTTTTCCTTGGAGCGTGCACCCTTTGGCACATGCAGTTCTTCCGGCCGCAGAGTGGACATTTTGCTCAGGCGCAGCCATTTGCAGAACATGGTCAAATCCGTGCACATGTTGGAAAGGTATTTTTTGCTCAGTCCTCCTGCAAATCCTTTGTTGATGATGGCTTGCAGCTGTTGTTCCGTCAGGTCTCCCACACGCCTCCGGCCAATGACTGGACGCACCCAGACGTTCCACCGGCTCTGGATCGGTTCCCAGTTGGAGCGGCTGGTGGTCAATTTCAGCTCGCCGATCCACTGCGGATAGGCTGCTTCTACCAGCATCCGAGTATTGCTGATGCCGTCATCCAGCCATGCGTCCGCCTTTGCATTGGCTTCACGCTGGCCGGTGCGGCCGGGCTTTGAGCTGGTAAAGGATCTGCGCACACCATTCTTTTGGACGTTGATCTGCCAGCGCTGCTGATTCGGCAGCCAGGCTGCCGTGTTGGTTCGTTTTCCCATAAAATGCACCTCCACAGATACACTTTGACAAGCCTGCCCGGAGGTGGTACAATACAACTGCTGGATTGGATTGTTCCTCGTGAGCAAGCCACTCTTTGACGCCCTCGGTGTTGGTAGCACCGGGGGCGTTTTTGTTTATTCAAAAATCAGGATGCCTTCCGGCCTTCGCTCTTGCCGGAAGAGATATAGTGCTCATAGTATTTCTGGTTATCTTCGCCAAAAGCGGCAACCAGATCAGGATTGTTTGCTTTGTAGGCGGCAAGGTTAAATGCACTGCTGCCCTGACGGCCTTCCTTCATGCCGCTGTTTACGAAATGCTCCAGATACTTCCACTGGTTATCTCCAAACAGGGCAGCCAGATCGGCGTTGTGCTCTTTGTAATACTGATAATCGTAAACAGGGGCGTATTTGCTGGTCAGCACATAGTAAGGCTGATTCGTCGGGTCGCTTCTGAAGTGACCCGAATACAGGGCTTTTTGATTGACAGTCTCTTTGCTTCCGTCCATATAGATGATATCCGCCTTGGTCACGGCAATCTCGTCGATCGTGCTGTTGTACCAAAGGCAATCCCATTCCACTGCTGCATTGTAAATTGCATTCTGGAGTTCGTCATCTGTCAGATAAGTAGTAGAATCCAGCTGACCCCGCGTCTTGGAATGGTCGATCACAGACAGAACGGAGGACGGAGTGTAGGAATCAGCATAATAGGCATTACCGTCCTTGTCCAAAAAGATTCTATGCCCGTTGCGCTCTTCTGCGCCAAAGTAATAATCCGTTGCAAGCTGCTGCTGTGCCTGGAACGGCCCAAAATCCCCCATGGACGCGGGGGAAGTCACCGTGTTTGCGACCGTTCGGTCGAATCTTGTCGGAGCAATCGGCCCTACTACCTGGGCCGTCACCGTCGAGCGGCCGCTGATTGTACAGGAAGTTCTATCACCGACCGCATTAAGAGGAACCAACGTGAACGTAACGTATTTAATGGTTTTGTTTGAATTATTCCGGAAGCAGACCGTGGGGCTGACGCCGTCAAAAGCGTCGACCGTAAAATAGACGTCGGTGAGCTCGACCGCAGGCTTTGCCGCAAAGGCACCACATGCGAGAATCGTCATCAGCGCCAGTGTAAAAACAACGCCTAAAAGCCTTTTTGCTGACTTTTTCATGATTCTCTCCTTTTTTCTGCTGAAAAAATCCCAGTTTTCTGCGATTTTTTCGTTTGTTTTCAGTTGTCAAAAGTTGTTGCATTCAACGCCGAATGGTTGTATAATGTTCTTGAACATAAAACCGAATCGGAGGATTGCCACATGACACGACAAGATTACATCAATGCCATTTTGAAACTGCTGGAAAAAGCCGATTTCCGCCAGCTGCGGCTTGTGTGGGTGTACGCAAGCCACCTGATCGGATGAGCCACCAGCCACCACGCGAGGGGAGCCTTTACGGGCTTTCCTCTTTTTTTTGCGTCAATTTTTCGGCCATGCGTTCCAGCAGCTCCCAGTCCGCCGGGCTCAGGCCTGCCAGCATTTCGACAAAACGCTTTTTAAAGGTGTCGCTGTCATCCTTGGTCAGGTCAGCCAGGAAGGCCGCCACCTGCTCGGACTGAGTGTCCTGTACAAACATTTCACCCTCGCCTTCGCGCAGCCATGCTTCCCGGACACCGAACTTATCGCAGATGTCTTTAATAGTACGGTCGCTGGGTTCAACAACATTAACCTCGTAGCTGCCAACGGTGTTCCGTTTAAGGTTCAGCCGGTCAGCAAACTCTTGTTGAGTCAGCTTTTCAGTTTTTCTGACCTCCTTAATTCGTTCGCCTATCGTCATTTTAGTCACCCCCTTTGCCATCATTATAGCAGGTGCACGTTAAAGCGTCAAGGCCTTTTTGTTGGAAAAATCAACAAAACGCCTCTTGACAAATGTTGTTTAATGACTTATACTTGTCATGCAATCAACAAATTGCAACCCAGTCAACACGAAGGGAGGTAAAGAAGATGGATCATTCTCCCCGAACACCGGAAGAACAGGAGCAGCTTGACAAGAAGATGCTGGAGGAAACCAAGCGATACTATGCACGCCTTGACCTGAAATACAGTATTGCTTTCGCTCTGTCCATCATTGCGCTGCTCATCAACGTCATCAACCTTTTAAGGCTGTAGCAATGGCAACAAGCAAACTCAAAACCGACAAACCAAGAGCAATGTTGGCACGCCTTTCAGTCTTTGTGAAATGCTTTTGTTCTTCCAGCGCAACACGACCACCAGCATTGATTTGATAGGTATACTCTGGATCTTCGTACTCATACCGGAACGCATCCTCATCTTCATAACGAAAAACCATATTTTTGTCCGTCAGCCATTGCATCGTTTCAAAGTTGACGGTCATGCCACACTTTCCCATCTGATAGATGGAGAGCGCCTCATCCTGATGTTCATTCAGAAACTCCAGAACCTTCAGCGTTTTTACGTCCAGCATTTTCAACACTCCTTTCTGCCCAAGTATACCGCAGAAGGGAGCACACCACAACCCACCCGATGATGGCCGCATGGCAGCGGCCGAAACCATTCCGGTGACGCCGCCGGGATGGTCGTGGGAGCCACCCACAGAAAGGAGTGCTTATTATGGCACGAAAGAGCTATTCCCTGAACCCCGCCATGTATGGTCTGACGCAGCAGGACGTGGAGCGTGTGATCCGCATCCACACCATGTGCAAGGACATGGACGAGGACGCATTCGAGCAGATGGAGACCGCTGCGGCGTCCATCAATCTGGTGGCCAGCCTGAAGAAGCTGGACGGCCGCCCCGTGGCATGAAAGGAGAAACCACATGACAGACATCACCATAATCAACAAGGAGGTGAAGAAGATGACGCAAAACGAACTCACTCAAGTGCTTCTGTGTGCGAGTCTGGTTCTCGGCATTGTGACAGCATTCCAGCGTTGGAAAAATCACTGGTAAAAGTTTTTGTGATGATTCCTTTATTGCTAAAAACTTTCAGCTTATATGGCGCATTCTCTGCAATGTGTTTTGTGCTCCCAGTTGAAGATAAGACCATGTGCTCATATCCGAGACCTTCAACTTTAACCGGGAAAATATCGGAATACCACTCTGACCGACTTACTTCTTTGTTCCCGTGCTTCCGGCTGTTTGTCAGAAGCTTCAGACGATACTCGCCGAATACGCACTCGCCCAGTTCAGAAGAAAGTTCGAGTCGGCTCAAGGTAATTGCTTCTCTGGACTTATTGATAAAGCAGATATTGAGGACCTCTGTGTATTCCTTTTCAGGACTGGGTCCCAAACAGAAAACGTTCTGAACTTCGACGATGAAATTTTTTCGATTTTTGATCTTATCCGATGCAAAGTTCCAGATCGACAAAGCAAAACTGGCTACTGCGATCAAGAAAGTCACATTGTCCCGCACATTCAGCCACTCAACCATTTTATTCCACATATCATGCACATCCTTCCTGTTTTCTCCATTTTACCGCAGGAGCGAGGTGCACACAAGGAAGTGAAGAAGATGGTGAACCACAAAAAGCCCAGCGGACCTGTGGAAGAGGAGCGCTGGGCGGAAAGTTCAGCTGGAAAAGCATACCTGAGTGAACTCTTTTCCGAAGGGCGTTAATTTCACAATGCCATTTTGTTGTGTTACAGAGGTGTGTCTCATATCATCAGGAGTATTCTCGTTTTCCATTCTTATCATTCCTTTCTTTGGGAGGTTCTATGGACAAACTTATTCTGATTATTAAAATACTCGTCACTGAGCAGAAAGTCAAATTTTATACAGCAGTCTGCCGTGTGTGCGAAAGAATCGAACGTTATATCAAAACACATCGAAAATAAGGAGGTACATCTTCACCATGAACGACATCATCTTATCCACCCAGAACGGCGAACCGGTGGCATCCAGCCGGGACGTCGCCAAGCGCTTCGGCAAACGCCATGACCACGTCATCCGCGACATCGCGGAAATCGTGAAGAGCTTCCCCAAAAATGGGGACACCCCGCTGTTCTTCAAGACCGAGTACGTCCACCCTCAGAACCACCAGAAGTACCCCATGTACCTGATGAACCGGGACGGCTTTTCCCTGCCGGTGTGCCAGACCCTGGCCGAGTTCTGGGCGCTGGAACTGGAAGCGTGAACGGCCGCAACAAGCGCTGGGCAGAACAGCGCTGGGACAAACGCCAGCCGGAGCGGCTGGCACACATCCGCAAAAAGAAGGAGGACAAAAGCCATGAGAAGACCAAGAAGCCCTTACCTGAAGCTGGCCCGCCTCATCGAGGACGAAGGGTTTGAGCACCGGGAGTTCGCCAAGCTGGTCGGCATGGGTGAAAGCACCCTGTCCACCCGCCTGAACCCGAAGCCGGAGCAAAAGAACAATGAGTGGCGCCATTACGAAATCACCGCCATTTGCAGGGAGCTGCACATTCCACAGGAACAGATCGGAGAGTATTTCTTCCCGACAGTCGAGAAAGGAGCATAAACATGAAGGCAAAACTTTACATCGACAGTGAGGACTCGACCATCAAGATCGAAGGTAGTCCCAGCGACGTGCTGCATCTTCTGGTGTGCGCAATCGCCCAGATTCTGAAGAGCTATTTCCCGGACGATTTTGAGCGGCAGATGGGCTGGGCGTCTGGACTGCTCTACAACACGATCCGCGCGCTGAAAGAGGAGGACGACGATGAAGATTAAATCTACCGTTTTGCAGGTGCTGGCAGCCGCCAGTCTGGGCGCAGGCCTGCTGTATGCTATGGGCATCGAGGGCGGGGCCCAGCTGGGCGGCACGATCACCGACGGCGAGTTCGTCACCGCCATGGTGCTGATTCTGGCAGCCCTTGCCCTGATGCGCATCAGCTTTGCCGTGCATGACGCCGAGGAGAAAGCCGGCAAGAAGGTCCACAAGGAGCCCCAGAACACCGTCAAGGGCAAGCGGAAGGTGGGGTAACCCCCATGCCTGACCTTGTCAACAATGCCTTTTGGTATACGGTCTGGGACGCCAAGAGCGGTGACCTGTTGGCCAGCGGCACGGCCGCCATGTGCGCCCGGCGGCTGGGCTACGCCAGCGCCAACAGTTTTGCGTCTGCCGTCTCGCACTGGCTCAAGGACGGCAGGCAGCACGTCAAGTACATTTGCCAGCGGGAGCTCATCCCGCGCAGCGAGGTGGACAGCCTGCCCCGCAAACCAAAAAGGCCCGCCGGTGTTGGCGCACCGACGAGCCCAAGGGATGATGGATTTTCCCAATCACATCACCCCGATAATATCACAAAATCGGAGGTTTTACAATGAAAGGAATCCTGATCGAGCCGGGCAAAGCCCCGGTCGTCACCACCCTGCCGGACACGCTGCAGGGCATCGAAGCCATGCTGGGCTGCGATTGCACGCAGAAGGTGCTGCCCCGCACCCCGGCGGTGCTGGTGTACGGCATCCTCGGCAAGGGGCTGAACCGCATCTACCGCGGGCAGAACATCTACGGCACCATCCTGTGCTACGGGTGGAAGAACAACAGCCTCGTGCCCATGAGCAAAGACCTGCAGGCCGAGCTGCTGGACCGCCTGAAGGACACGGAGGTGCGGGTATGACGGACTACACCATCAGTTCCAAGATTTCCAACGAGATGGTTTATGCCTGTTACCGCGGCCGGTTCTGGTACTGGAACGGCAGCATTTGGAAAGAAAGCCGCATCATGACGCATAGATTTGAGCTGGCCAGAGCGGCAGACAAGAATCTGACCCCACAGTCGTTTCTGACCAATGGCGCGGAGTTCGCCCCGCTGGACGAGTACGAAATCGACTGCGCAATGCTGGACGCATTAGAAAATGCCAAGCCCTGCAAAAATGCCCCCATCGACCCAGTGGAAGAGGATTCTTCCTCGAGTGTTCCTGCTTCCTGCATCTGCTCTACCTGCACCTGTGGCGGGTGCAAAGAAGAATGCTTCGGAAACTGCCACAGCTGCGGCCATCCCGTGCAGGAGTGCAACAGTTATCAGACCGAAGGCGAAAAGCATTTAACTCCCGCTCACTCTGCGGATGTTGACAAACCGGAAGTGCCCGGAACCCAGACGACACAGAACAAGCCCCTGACCACGATCCCGGACGAAATCCGCCCGGCGTTCGATTACTCCGGGCTGGATGCACAGACGGTGGATGACCTGCACTTTGCTGAGGATGAGTACCGTCACGGCAAAAAACTGGCCGAGCGCGGCCTCGTGCACATGGGTAATGCCATTGCTGCTGCCCATGATGCGCTGTGCGGAGTTGTCCAACAATTGGACAACTCCAAGCACGGCAACCGTGGCGATGATTCTTTCCGGGCATGGTGCTGTTCCATTGGCATCACCAAGTCAACCGCCTACAACCTGCTGCAGGTCTCTGCCCTGATGGACGGCAGCAGCCCCCGCCAGCGGGCCATTCTGGAAGCCCTGCCGCCGACCCTGCTGTATGCCGTGGCAAAACCCAGCGCCCCCGCAGAGCTGGTGGAGCAGGTCAAGAGCGGTGATATCACAACGCACAAGCAGTATCAGGAAGCCCTTGCCCAGATCAAAGCCGAGAAAGAGCGGGCCGATGCTGCCGAGGCTGAGCGGGACAAGCTGCTGGGTGCCCAGAATCGGGCTGCTTGGGCGGAAAGCCACATCCAAGATGTCGAAGCCCAGCGGGATGCCGCCCTTGCGGATGTTCAGGGCCTGACCGAGCAGAACGCCAAGCTCCAGCAGAGCTACCACGATGCAGACGAGAGCCGCATTGCGGCCAACCTCCAGCGCCAGAAAGCTGAAGCCGAGCGCGACAGGGCCGAAGCCCGCGCCAAGGACGCGGAGAACCAGCTGGCAGGCTCCCGGCAGGTGGCCGAAGCGGCAAAGCTGCGGGGCGACAAACTCAAGGCCGAGAACGACGCGCTGAAAAGTCAGCCCATCACCGCCGTGGTGGACAAAGAGGAGACCCGGCGGCAGGCAAAAGAAATGGCCGACGCCATGAATGCCGAGTTGCAGGCAAAGCTGGACGCCGTCACCGGGAACGCCGAGCAGGACGCCCGGAACGCTTACGACAGCGTCCTGCTGGCCAGCCGGGCCATGCTGAACACCTGGCAGATGGTAAAGCCGCAGTTCCGCAAACTGCCGGAAGAGCAGCGGGAGGCTCTTGCCAACCAGATCGTCCACACCATCGGCAGCATTCAAGGGGAGGTATCACAATGTCTGTAAAGATCACGGCTCTGGAAGCCGAAAACGTCAAGCGCATCAAGGCGGTGGCCTTTGCGCCGTCGCCCACCGGGCTCACCCTCGTGGGCGGCAACAACAATCAGGGCAAGACCAGCGTGCTGGACGCGCTGGCGTGGGCGCTGGGCGGGGAGCGCTTCCGCCCCACTGCCGCACAGCGGGACGGGGCGGTCGCCCCGGCCCACCTCAAAGTCACCCTGTCCAACGGCGTGATCGTGGAGCGCAAGGGCAAAAACGCCAGCCTGACCGTCACCGATCCCACCGGCCGACGCAGCGGCCAGCAGCTGCTCAACGCCTTTGTGGAGCCGCTGGCCCTCGACCTGCCCCGCTTCATGGACGCCAGCGACAAGGAAAAGGCTGACATCCTGCTGCGCATCATCGGCATTGGGGCCGAGCTGCACACCCGGGATCTGGAGATCAAGGGCCTGTACGACAAGCGCACCTTCACCGGTCAGCTGGCCGCCCAGAAAAAGCACTTTGCCGAGGAAATGATCTCCTACCCGGAAGCCCCGGACGAGCCGGTGAGCGCCTCCGAGCTCATCCGCCAGCAGCAGGACATTCTGGCCCGGAATGGCGAGAACCAGCGCCTGCGGGCCCAGTATGCAGAGCTTGAACAGCAGGTGCAGCAGTGTGTGGACGAGCTGAAGCGCACCCGGGAACGCATTGCCACACTGCAGCAGCTGGCAGATGAACTGGACGCCAAGCACACCAAGTTGTTCAATCAGCGGGAAACTGCAAGAAAGACCGTCTCCCAGCTGCAAGACGAATCCACCGCCGAGCTGGAAGCCTCCATCCGGGACATTGAGGAGACCAACCGCAAGGTGCGGGCCAACCTGGAAAAATCCCGGGCTGAGGACGAAGCCGCCCAGTACGCCAGCGAGTACGACCGCCTGACCGAATCCATCCAGCAGAAGCGTGCCGAGCGCATGGCCCTGCTGAACGGGGCCGACCTGCCCCTGCCGGGCCTCAGCGTGGAGGACGGTGTCCTTACTTACAACGGCAAGCGCTGGCGGGACATGTCCGGCAGCGACCAGCTGCGGGTGGCCACGGCCATCGTCCGCCGCCTGAACCCGGACTGCGGGTTTGTACTGCTGGACAAGCTGGAGCAGATGGACATGACCACCCTGACCGAGTTTGGCCGCTGGCTGGAAGCAGAGCACCTGCAGGCCATCGCCACCCGGGTCTCCACCGGCAGCGAGTGCCAGATCATCATTGAGGACGGCATGGTAAAGGATGCCGAGCCGCCTGTCACCGAAAAGCCCCAGCCCAGGAGCTGGACGAAAGGAGCGTTTTAAATGAGCAAGTATGCAGTCACCAGCGGCATCCAGACCGCCCCCGTCAAAACCGTGCTGTACGGCCCGGAGGGCATCGGCAAAAGCACCTTTGCCTCCCACTTCCCGAGCCCTGTGTTCATCGACACCGAGGGCGGCACCAAGCGCCTGAACGTGGCCCGCCTGCCCCAGCCCACCAGCTGGGCCATGCTGCTGGACGAGGTGGCCGAGGTGCGCAAGGGCAGCATCCCCTGCAGCACGCTGGTCATCGACACAGCCGACTGGGCCGAGCGCCTGTGCATCCAGGCGGTGTGCGCCCGTGCCAAGGTCAACGGCATCGAAGATTTTGGCTACGGCAAGGGCTACACCTACGTCAAGGAGGAGTTCAGCAAGCTGCTGGATGCCCTGGAAGAGGTGCTGAACGCCGGCCACAATGTGGTGGTGCTGGCCCATGCCGCCATCACCAAGTTTGAGCAGCCGGACGCCGTGGGCAACTACGACCGCTGGGGCATGAAAACCAGCAAGCAGGTGGCCCCGCTGCTGCAGGAGTGGTGCGATATGCTGCTGTTCGCCAACTACAAAACGGTGGTGGAAAAGGCCGGCAGCAGTCCCAACGCCAAGAACAAGGCCAGCGGCGGCAAGCGGGTGCTGTACACCACCCACCACGCCTGCTGGGACGCCAAGAACCGCTTTGACCTGCCGGAGGAGGTGCCCTTTGATTACGCCAGCATTGCCCACTGCCTGCCCGGCGGCAGCGCACCGGCAGCTACCCAGACGCCGGTGCAGCACGCCCCGGCTCCTGCCCCGCAGCCCAAACATCAGCCGGATGCCGACATCCTGCCCACCCCGCAGGCACAGCCGGAACCGCCCCGTGAAGAGGTTCCTAAGGCCCTGCTCACGCCGGATCTGGTCGCCCTGGGCGTGCCGGAAAAACTGGCTCCGCTCATGAGCGCCAACAACGTGACTCCGGAAGAGCTGCAGCATGTAGTGGGCGAGCGGGGCTACTTCCCGGAGGATATGCCCATCAAGGACTACCCTATGGATTTTGTGGAGGGCTGCCTGATCGCCGCATGGCCGCAGGTGCTGCAGATGGTTCTGGACAGCCGTGACCTGCCGTTTTAACGTACATTAAATAAAGGAGAAGCATTATGAACGAGATGAACAACGAAGGTTTCGCTTTGGGTTGGGATGACGAGTTTACCAACGAACAGCAGGAATTCGTGCTGCTGCCGGAGGGCGAGTACCCCTTTGAAGTGACCCAGATGGAGCGTGCCCGCTATGAGGGCGGGGCCAAGCTGCCGCCCTGCTCCATGGCAAAACTGACCCTGCGCATTTATGGCGGGGCCAAGGGCGACACCACCGTGACCCACCGCCTGTACCTGCATACCAAGACCCAGGGTCTGCTGGGCGCGTTCTTTGAGAGCATCGGCCAGTGCAAGCGGGGCGAGACCTTCCGCCCCCGCTGGAACGAGGTGGTAGGTGCCAAGGGCATCTGCAAGCTGGGCGTCCGGGAGTACACCAAACAGAGCGGCCCTCACGCCGGTGAGACCGGCCAGAGCAACGAGGTGCAGCGCTTCCTGCCGCCCCCGGCACCCAAGGCGGCACCCTCGCAGGGCTGGACGCAGGGGGCATTCTGATGGGGCAGGAACTGAGACCCTACCAGCAGCAGGCCCGTGACCGCATCCACGCCGAGTGGGACGCCGGCCACACCCGCACCCTGCTGGTGCTGCCCACCGGCACCGGCAAAACCATTGTGTTTGCGTCGGTGGCTGCCGATCAGGTGCGTGCCGGCGACCGGGTGCTCATTCTGGCGCACCGGGGCGAGCTGCTGGAACAGGCTGCCGACAAGCTGCAGCGTTCCACCGGCCTTGTCAGCGCCGTGGAAAAGGCCGAATCCACCTGCCTGGACAGCTGGTTCCGGGTGGTGGTGGGCAGCGTGCAGACCCTGCAGCGCACTGCCCGGCTGGAACGCTTTCCCCGGGATTACTTCGGCACCATCATCATCGACGAGGCCCACCACGCCATCACCGACGGTTACCGCCGCATCCTGGACTACTTCAGCGGGGCCAAGGTGCTTGGCGTCACCGCCACGCCGGACCGCGGCGACATGCGCAATCTGGGCGAGGTGTTCGACAGCCTGGCCTTTGAGTACAAGCTGACCGACGCCATCAAGGAGGGCTATCTGTGCAAGATCATGGCCCAGACCATCCCGCTGCAGCTGGATATTACATCCGTGACCATGAGCGGCGGCGACTACGCCGTGGGCGACCTGGGCACAGCCCTTGATCCGTATTTGGAGCAGATCGCCGCCGAAATGGCTCGGCGCTGCAAGAGCCGCAAAACGGTGGTGTTCCTGCCGCTGATCAAGACCAGCCAGAAGTTCCGGGACCTGCTGAACACCTACGGCTTCCGGGCTGCCGAGGTCAACGGCCAGAGCGACGACCGCAGGCAGGTGCTGGCCGACTTCGACGCCGGCAAATACAATGTGCTGTGCAACTCCATGCTGCTCACCGAGGGCTGGGACTGCCCCTCCGTGGACTGCGTGGTGGTGCTGCGGCCCACCAAGGTGCGCAGCCTGTACAGCCAGATGGTGGGGCGCGGCACCCGCCTTTCCCCGGGCAAGACCGACCTGCTGTTGCTGGATTTCCTGTGGATGACCGACAAGCACGAGCTGTGCCGCCCGGCAGACCTGGTCTGTGAGGACCGCACTGTGGCCCGCCAGATGACCGAGCATCTGGCCGAGACCGGCTGCCCGGAGGACATCGAGGAGGCCGCCGCACAGGCCAGCGAGGACGTGGTGGCCCAGCGGGAAGAAGCCCTTGCCAAGCAGCTGGAAGAGCAGCGCCGCAAAAAGGCAAAGCTGGTGGACCCGCTGCAGTACGAGATGAGCATTCAGGCCGAGGACTTGTCCGGCTATGTGCCCGCCTTTGGCTGGGAAGCCGGGCCGCCCAGCGACAAGCAGACCGCCGCGCTGGAAAAGTTGGGCATCCTGCCGGATGCGGTGGAATCGGCAGGCAAGGCGGCCCTGCTGCTGGACCGCCTGAACAAGCGCCGGGACGAGGGCCTGACCACGCCCAAACAGATCCGCTGTCTGGAAAAGTACGGGTTCCAGCATGTGGGCACCTGGAGCTTTGAGGCCGCCCGCCACATGATCGATCGCATAGCGGCTCAGGGCTGGCGCGGCGTGCCCAAGGGCGTGAACCCCCGCACCTATACCCCCGCTGCGGAGCCGCCTGCTGCAGACAGTCCTTTTGATTTTGGATGGTAACGTGAATGGACAATGCGAATGAACTCAAAGAAGCGCTGGATTTTCTCAGCCCGTCCGCCCTGACCTACGACGAATGGATCCTGGTGGGCATGGGCCTGAAGGAAGCCGGCCTGCCCGTGGAAGCATGGGAACAGTGGAGCGCCCGGGACGGGGGCCGCTACCACAAAGGCGAGTGCGCCAAGAAGTGGGCCAGTTTCCACGGCGGCGGGGGCAGCCCCGTCACGGCCAGCAGTATCTTTCAGCTGGCCTATTCCAGCGGATGGAGAGGCCCTGCCGGCCATGCACTGGACTGGAACGACGACATCTCCGCCGGGACGAACCACACAGACGGCCAGCTGGTAGACCCCCGTTGGGTGGAAGCCCACGATCTCGCCCTGCCGGAACAGTGGGACCCTGTGGACCAGCTCAGGCGCTACCTGCAGGCCCTGTTTGAAGAGGACGAGTATGTGGCCTATGTCACCGAGAGTTTCATGGCCGACGACAAACGCCGCCCGGCCAAGGGCAGCTGGACCCGCACCGCCGGGCAGCTCCTTGCCGAACTGGGCACCTGCGGCGGGGATCTCGGCAAGGTGCTGGGCGACTGGGACCCGGAGGTGGGTGCCTGGATCTGCTTCAACCCCGTGGACGGCACAGGCCGCAAGGACGCCAACGTCACCGCCTACCGCTACGCCCTTGTGGAGTGCGATAACATGGAGCTGGGCAAGCAGCAGGCCATCATCAAGCAGCTGGAGCTGCCCTGCGCCGCGCTGGTGTACTCCGGCGGCAAGAGCGTCCACGCCATCGTCAAGGTGGACGCCCCGGACTATGCCGAGTACCGCAAGCGGGTGGATTACCTCTACGCTGCCTGCCAGAAAAACGGCTTGACCCTCGACCAGCAGAACCGCAACCCCAGCCGCCTGAGCCGGATGCCCGGCATCCTGCGCGGCGACAAGCGGCAGGTGCTTCTGGAGACCAATTTCGGCAAGAGCTGCTGGGACGAGTGGGTGGACTGGCTGGAAGCCGAGACCGACGACCTACCGGACACCGAGAACCTCGCCGCCGACTGGGAGCACCTGCCCCCGCTGGCAGACCCGCTCATCTTCGGGGTGCTGCGCAAAGGGCACAAGATGCTTCTGGCGGGCCCCAGCAAGGCCGGCAAGAGCTTTGCCCTCATCGAGCTGTGCATCGCCATTGCCGAGGGCAAGCCGTGGCTGGGCCAGTTCTCCTGCGCCCAGGGCAAGGTGCTGTACATCAATCTGGAGCTGGATCGGGCCTCCTGCCTGCACCGCTTCAAGGATGTGTACACCGCCATGGGCCTGCCGCCGGAGCACCTGAAAAACATTGACATCTGGAACCTGCGCGGTGCGTCCGTGCCCATGGACAAGCTGGCCCCCAAGCTTATCCGCCGGGCCCAGAAAAAGGGCTACATGGCCGTGGTGCTGGACCCCATTTATAAGGTAATCACCGGCGACGAGAACAGCGCCGACCAGATGGCCAAGTTCTGCAACCAGTTTGACCTTGTGTGCCGCGCACTGGACTGCGCCGTGATCTACTGCCATCACCACAGCAAAGGTGCCCAGGGCGGCAAGCGCAGCATGGACCGTGCGTCCGGTTCCGGCGTGTTCGCCCGTGACCCGGACGCCATGCTGGACATGACCGAGCTGACGCCCACCGACGCCATCCGGGAACAGCTGCGCAACAAGGCGGCCTGCCGGGTCATCAAGGCCATGCTGGACAAGCGCGGCCATGCCGATGCCTACGGCCCGGACGATACCCTCAGCAAGAGCCGGATGCTGGCCGTGGCCAAGGAGTGCCTGGGCCTGGCCGACCTCCGGGCCATCGACGCGGAGGTGGCCGCCGCCCAGAAGCAGGCCGACGGTATGACTGCCTGGCGCATCGAGGGAACCTTACGCGAGTTCGCCCGCTTCGACCCGGTGAACTTGTGGTTCGACTACCCGGTGCACAAGCCGGACAGCGGACTGCTGGAGGATCTGCAGCCGGACAGCGACTTCCGCACTCTGGGCAACCGCGGTGCCGCTAAGCGCTGGGGCGACAAAGGCAAAGTGACCAAGGACAAAAAAGCCGAACTGGACACCGCCTTTGAAGCCTGCACCATGGACGGCGAGGTGACCGTCTATGCTCTGGCCGAATACATGGACCTAAAGCCCCGCACCGTCAAGACCCGCCTGAAGGATGACGGGCGGTTCTGGATCGACGGTGAGAAAGTTGGACGCAAGGAACCCGGCAGCAACGGTTAAACGATTTGTAATTTTTGCGATTACAGTTTGTTGTAAAAATGCAGTTATAGCCGCTATTTTGCACGACACGAAAAACTGCAATTTTGCAGTTATAGCCGCTATGACTGCAGATTTTGCAGTGCAAAATAGCCTATATATAATAGCTAAAACTGCAACTGCAATTGTGATGGGGTTTCCCGAAGGATGGGGCGACCACAGCCCCCATCCATTCGGAGACCCTCCCCATCACGTTGGCGAACTGAAAAAAGAAAAACGAGGTGAACCCCATGTACACGCAATTCTTTATCCCCATGCAGCCGCCCACCACCACCCACAACGCAAAGCAGCTGCACGCCTACATGAAGGGCGGCAAGCCCTGCGCCGTGCTCCACGACAGCCCGGAACTCAAAGCCACCCGTGCCAAGCTCCATGCCCATCTGGCACCCCACGCCCCGGCAAAGCCCATCCCTGCCGGCAGACCGGTGCGCCTGCTGGTCAAGTGGTGCTTCCCCTCCGAGGGGCGCAGGAACGGTGCGTGGCGCACCAGCAAGCCGGACACTGACAACCTGGAAAAGGCCCTCAAGGATGAGATGACCCGCCTGCACTTCTGGGACGACGATGCCCAGGTGTGCAGCGAGATCGTGGAGAAGTTCTGGTCGGACCCCTGCGGGGTGTTCGTCCGGGTGGAGGAGCTGGCATGACCTACGAAGAGAAAAGACGCTGGCTCAGTCGGTACGGGGACGCTATGGTAAAGGCCAAGCACCTGCGAGATGATTTAGATGAAGCAGAACGTGACACCGGTTGTACCACGCAGCAACTGACCGGAATGCCGGGCGGCAGCGGTGATGGGCAGAGTCTGGCACGAACTGTAGAACGTATTGAACGAGCCGAGAAAGCCTTGAATGCACAGATCATGCTGTGTGATGATCTCCACGCCGAACTTATGGCCCGACTGGAGGATGTGGACGACCCGAAGGATTACGAGGTCCTGCGGCTGAAGTATCTCCGCTTTCAGGACTGGGAGCAGATTGCACAGAAGATGAGCATCTGTGTACGGCAGGTTTACCGTCATCACCGTAAAGGTGTGGATGCTTTGGAACTGTGACAGATGTCAGTAAAACGTCAGTACGACGTCAGTGACATGTCTTTGATTTCATGATAAAATAGTATCATCGCAAGAGCCCGCAGGAAAGGTTTACTCCCTTCAATCCTGCGGGCTTTGTGCTGCCCGGCTGCGACAGGGGAACACACATTTACCGACCAACAGCCTGAATGTACCAGCCGGGCCTTTTTTGATATTTCCCGCCGTCCGCAGGGGCGGCTTTTTTCATACCCCCGGGGCCTGCAAAGACCCCCGGGGTCATTTTGTACCCCGGCCTTTCAAAACACCCCCTGCCTGCAAAAGGCCTCCTCCCCCTTGAGGAGACTGGCAGGCAGCACACCCCAAGGAGCTGCCCATGGCAAAGACTGTTGCACGCCCGGATCGGGACGGTACCCACCGGCTGGCGTTTGAACGCAACAAGAAAAAGATCTACGCCACCCAGACCGTGTGCGGCATCTGCGGCAAGCCTGTGGATTTCAGCTACAAGTTTCCGCATCCGCTTTCGCCGTGCATCGACCACATCATTCCGGTGGCCAAGGGCGGCCACCCCAGCGACCTCGCCAACCTGCAGCTGGCGCATTTCTGGTGCAACCGGCAGAAGAGCGACAAGCTGTTTACGCCTGTGGAGCAGCAGACGGAGCCGGATGCAGATGCCTCCATGGCCCTGCCGCTGAGCACCGACTGGACGGCGTACCGCAGCCGCTGAGACGGCCCGCAGCGCCGCCGGGACACGCACGCAGGGACGCGGGGGGCATCCCCCTCCCAGGGGGCCCTCTGACCTTCCCAGACCGTACTGTGAATATTTTCTCGTGAAAGGAGAATCCACCGCCCATGACCGACCTGAAAGGCATGGCCTATCTGCGCCGCCGCCTGAACCAGAAGCGCAGCCGAGTGCTGACCCGCTACAAGTATTACGAGATGAAGAACGCCGTAAAGGACTTTGGCAAGGTCACCCCGGATGAGTTCCGCTTTTTCAGCGAGACGCTGGGCTGGTGCGGGAAAGCTGTGGACGCTCTGGCCGACCGGCTGGTCTGGCGGGAGTTCCGGGATGATAACTTTGACCTGAACTCCATCTACCAGATGAACAACGCAGACACCCTGTTTGACAGTGCCGTGCTGTCGGCCCTCATTTCCAGCTGCTGCTTTCTGTACATCAGCCCGGACGGCAGCGGCTACCCCCGGCTGCAGGTCATCGACGGCGGCAACGCCACCGGCATCCTGGACGAGGTGACCGGCCTGCTCACGGAAGGATATGCCGTGCTGTCCCGTGACCCGGAGACGGACAAGCCCCTGCTGGAGGCCTACTTCACGGCGGACAGCACCTGGTATTACCCCGACGGCCAAAAGCCGTATCAGGTGCCAAACCTCGCACCGGCCCCGCTGCTGGTGCCCGTCGTATACCGCCCGGATGCCAAGCGGCCCTTTGGCCACAGCCGCATCTCCCGTGCCTGCATGGGCCTGCAGCAGGGTGCCCTGCGCACCCTCAAGCGCAGCGAGATCAGCGCCGAGTTCTATTCCTTCCCGCAGAAATATGTGCTGGGCACCTCCAACGACGCCGAGCAGATGGACAAGTGGAAGGCCACCATCTCCAGTTTTCTGGAATTCACCAAGGACGAGGACGGCGACAAGCCGGTGGTGGGCCAGTTCACCCAGCAGAGCATGAGCCCCTACACCGAGCAGCTGCGCACATTTGCCGCCCTGTTTGCAGGCGAGACCGGCCTGACGCTGGATGATCTGGGCTTCGTCACCGACAACCCCTCCAGCGCCGAGGCCATCAAGTCCAGCCACGAGAGCCTGCGCCTGGCGGCCCGCAAGGCACAGCGCACCTTTGGCAGCGGCTTCCTGAACGCCGGGTATCTGGCCGCCTGCATGCGGGACGGCATCGCCTACCAGCGTCAGCAGCTCTACCTCACCCGCCCGGTGTGGGAGCCGGTGTTCGAGCCGGACGCCGCCACCCTGTCCGGCATCGGGGACGCCGTGGGCAAGATCAACACGGCCATCCCCGGTTATTTCGGTGCGGAGAACCTGCGGGACCTGACCGGCATCCGCTCCGAGAGCTGAGGAGGCACCCATGGCCGACAAGGACATTGCCCCGGAGCTGCTGGAGCGCATCCGGGCCGACTTCCGGGCGCTGCTGGGCGACGCAAAGCCCGCCGCCGACACCTACGCTGCCGCTGCGGATTACGCCGAGCTTGTGGGCAGCGCCCTGGCCGAGGCCTTCCGCCGCAACCTGACCGCCGACGCCCTGCCGGACGGCAGGCTGTACTGGAACATTGCCGACCGGGTGGTGCGCCCCCTGCTGGAAGAGGAGCACCTGCTGGTGGCGGACGCTTCCGCTGCCGTGCAGCAGGCACTGAACCAGCAGGCAAATCTCGGCATTGCCCCGCAGCGGGCCGTGCTGCCCACCGACGCTGTGGACGACCTGCTGAACAAGGTGTCCACGGCGGAGCAGTTTGCGGATGTGGCGTGGGCACTGGACGAGCCGGTGCGTACCTTCTCCCGCATGGTGGTGGACGACACCCTGAAACGCAACGTGGATTTTCAGGGCAAGGCCGGGCTGCGGCCCCGTGTCATCCGCACCGCCGAGAGCCACTGCTGCAAATGGTGCAGTGCGCTGGCCGGCACTTACAATTACCCCCGTGTGCCCAAAGACGTTTACCGCCGCCACGAGCGCTGCCGCTGCCGGGTGGAATATGACCCCGGCGAGGGCAGGCGGCAGAACGTGTGGAACAAGACGTGGACGGAGGATGAGGACGCCCGGCAGGCACGCATTCAAAAGATTCAAAACCCATCGACAAACCGAGACGATTCTGCTAAGATAGAAGCACGAAAACAGATTGGGCTGCCGCCGGTCGATTCACCTGAGATCAAGGCCATCAAGGCCGCAATGTCCGAGCAGGTGCTTAGTCTGCCGGAAACCGCACAGGAGGCTCTCCGGCAGTATACCGGCTTTACGGCGACCCGTGTGAACTTTGCCATCCGGAACGGAAAAATCACACCGCAGATCCAGGAGACCATTTCCGCATTGGATAACGCGCTGGCTTCCGGCGTGATGCCGCAGAGCGTCACCCTGTACCGGAACACAGCGCTTTCTTTTCTAGGGTTCGGGCTTCCCAAAAATCCGACCCTGCAGGATCTGCAAGACCTTGTGGATCTCACACCGGAATTTCCGATATTTATATCAACCAGTTTTCAGGATCTGCATCTTCCGGGCCGTGACACGCTGATTCAGCTGCATGTTCCGGCAGGATATAAGGGCTGCCAGTTCCTTCAGCCTGTAGCGCTTCCCAAATTCAAAAGTCAGGACGAAGTCCTGTTTGCCCGTGGGATGCAGTATCGTGTGCTGGATGTTGGTAGAAAAGACGACCGATATTTTTTAGAGATCGAGGTGCTCCAAAATGTCTAAATTTTTGCGTGAAGAGGATATCAGCATGGGGTTCCGTGCTCCACTTTACAGCGTGCCGGTCTGTATCCCGGAATGCAATGTCTGTATTCACCGGGATGGACCGGGCAAATGCAAAAAGTTAGGAACTCCCTCCGATGATCTTCGTTTCGGAAAGCGCCACGATTGCCCGGACGCCGTCCTGAATACCAGCCATTTTTTATATCCCGAATACCAAAAATTGTACCCGGAAGAGTGCAAGGTCTCTGCCAAAAAGTAAACTTTCATCCACGGAATATCCTAGTTTAACCACTGTATGCCCTCAAAAAGGCACAACAGTGGTTTTTTCATGCCGTTTTAGCTCATGTTGGCAGGGCCGTGGTCTCCAAAACCACAGGTCACTGGTTCGATTCCAGTAAACGGTGCCATCATTTTCATGCAAAGGAGGAACCCAGCCCACCATGCCGCGGACGCGAAAACAGACAGCCCCGGCAAGGCTGGGGCGTCAGACGCCCACCGCTGCCGTGGTGCTGCCCTACACCAAAACCTTCGGCCAGGACGCCATCGACCTGTACAACTCCACCGGGCGCATCGCCCAGCAGTGGCAGGAGCTGCTGCTGTATGACATCCTTGCCCGCAACGAGGAGGATCTGTGGGTGCATACCAAGTTCGGCTATGCCGTGCCCCGCCGCAACGGCAAGAACGAGATCGCCGCCATCCGGGAGCTGTACGGCCTGCAGCAGGGCGAGAGCATCCTGCACACCGCCCACCGCACCACCACCTCCCGGGCCGCCTGGGAGCGGTTGTGCCACCTGCTGGACAAGGCCAAGATCCCCTATAAATCCATTCAGGCCGTGGGCCGGGAGCACATCCAGCTGGAAGAGGGCGAGGGCCGCATCGAGTTCCGCACCCGCTCCTCCAAGGGCGGCCTGGGCGAGGGCTTTGACCTGCTGGTCATCGACGAGGCCCAGGAGTACACCGACGATCAGGCCAGTGCCCTGAAGTATGTGGTCACTGACAGCGAGAACCCACAGACCCTGTTCTGCGGCACCCCGCCCACGCCGGTGTCCTCCGGCACGGTGTTCCTCAAAATGCGCAACGCCGCCCTGCGGGGCGACACGCAGAACACCGGCTGGGCCGAGTGGAGCGTGGAGCAGCAGACCGACCCCCACGACGTGGAGGCCTGGTATCAGACGAACCCCAGCCTCGGCACCATCTTCACCGAGCGCAGTGTGGCGGATGAGATCGGCGATGACCCCATCGACTTCAACATCCAGCGTCTGGGGCTGTGGCTTCGGTACAACCTCAAATCGGCCATCAGCCGGGCAGAGTGGGACGAACTGAAAACCGACACCCTGCCCAAGCTCACCGGCAAGCTGTATGCCGGCATCAAGTTCAGCACCGACGGCACCAGCTGTGCGCTGGCCGTTGCGTGCCGCACCAAAGACAACGCTATCTTCGTGGAAGCCATCGGCTGCCATCCTACCCGGGACGGCAGCGGGTGGCTTCTTGATTTTCTATCCAAAGCCGACCTAGCCGCCGTGGCGGTGGACGGGGCCAGCGGGCAGCAGCTTCTGGCCGACGCCATGAAGGCCGCCCACCTCAGGTCCCCCGTGCTGCCCACGGTCAAGCAGGTCATCACCGCCAACGCCGCCTTCGAGCAGGCCCTTTTTGCGCAAGCCCTGTGCCATGCCGGCCAGCCCGGCCTTGCGCAGGCTGCTTCCAACTGCGAAAAGCGGGCCATCGGCTCCAACGGCGGCTTCGGTTACCGCTCTCTGACCGAGGGCGGCCACATCGAGCTGCTGGACAGCGTGATCCTGGCCCACTGGCAGTGCGCCGAGGGCAAGGGCAAGCGCCGGCAGCGCATCCGCTATTAACAGGCCACCCGGGCCTGTTTTTTTGTTGCCATAAAGGAGGGTATTCCATGGCAGAAGCATTTGAACCCATTACCACGCAGGAGGCGTTTGAGGCCGCTGTCGCTGACAGGCTGGCCCCTTACGCCGACTACAACGACCTCAAGGCCCAGAACGAGGCCCTCGCCGGGCAGGTGGCGGAGCTGAACACCCGCTGCCAGACCTACGAGACGGACGCGCTCAAGACCCGCGTTGCCCATGAGGTGGGCCTGCCGTTCGACCTGGCGGGCCGCCTGACCGGCTCCAAGGAGGAGGACATCCGCAAGGACGCCCAGAACCTGCTGCAGCTGATCAAGCCCAAGACCCCGCCCGCACCCCTGCGCGGCGACCCCGACCCCAGCGGCAGCGGCAAAAAGGCCGCCTGGCGCAGTTTCGCAAACCAGCTGATGAACAACGAGTAAAGGAGAACACATCATGGCAGATATTCTGAGCAAAGGCTCCCTGTTCCCGGAGGAGCTGATCCCCGGCTTTATCCAGAAAACCACCGGCGCGTCCGCGCTGGCCAAGCTCTGCGGCGCAACGCCCATCGCCTTCAACGGCCAGAAGGAATTCACCTTCACGCTGGACAAGGAAGTGGACATCGTGGCAGAAAACGGTGCCAAGGGCAAGGGCGGCATGACCGTGGAGCCCATCACCATCGTGCCCATCAAGATTGAGTATGGTGCACGCGTGTCCGACGAGTTCCTGTACGCTTCCGAGGACGCCCAGATGGACGTTCTGAGCGCCTTTGCGGACGGCTTTGCCAAGAAGGTGGCCAAGGGTCTGGACCTCATGGCCTTCCACGGCATCAACCCCCGCACCGGCTCTGCGTCCGGCGTCATCGGCACCAACCACTTTGACAGCAAGGTCACCCAGGCCGTGACCATTGCCGCCTCCGACAAGCCCGACACCAACGTGGAGGCCGCCATCGCCCTGGTGCAGGGCGCGGAGCGGGACGTTACCGGCATGGTGCTGGCCCCCAGCTTCAAGAGCGCTCTGGCGGCCCAGACCACTACCGACGGTGCCAAGCTGTACCCGCAGCTGGCCTGGGGCGCAAGCCCCGGCGAGGTGAACGGCCTGCGGGTGGAATCCACCTCCAACCTGTCCGCCGGTTCCAGCCTGGACCGTGCGCTGGTGGGCGACTTCACCAACTGCTTCAAGTGGGGCTACGCCAAGGAGATGCCCATTGAGGTGATCCAGTACGGCAACCCCGACAACGATGCGGATCTGGGTGACCTGAAGGGCCACAACCAGGTATACCTGCGCGGCGAGGCCTACATCGGCTGGGGCATCCTGGATCCGTCCGCATTCGCCCACATCAAGGCCAACGCCTAAGGAGGACACGCCATGCTGTACCGCAACAAGCGCACCGGCGCTGTGATCGAGACGCCCTGCCGCGTTTCCGGCGGGGACTGGGAGCCCGTCAAGGCAGAAAAGGCGGCCAAACCCAAGGCTGCCGCCAAGGAGAAACCGGAGGCTGCTGAATGAGCTACGCCACCGTGGAGGACATGACCGCTCTGTGGCGTCCCATGACTGCCGCCGAGCAGGCAAGGGCGTTCTCCTTGCTGGATGTCATTTCGGCCAGCCTGGACGTGGAGGCCCGCAAGGCAGGCAAAGACCTGCCCGCACTGGTGGCCGCTGACCCGGCGCTGGCCATGGTGGCCAAGAGCGTGGCCGTGGATGTGGCCGCCCGCACCCTGATGACCAGCACGAACCAGGAGCCTATGACCCAGATCACCCAGGCAGCCGGCGGCTACTCGGCGTCCGGGTCCTTTCTGGTGCCCGGCGGCGGCCTGTTCATCAAAAAATCGGAGCTGGCCCGGCTGGGCCTGCGCCGTCAGCGGATGGGAGTGATCGAACCCTATGGCTCTGATTAAGGGCATCCCCGTCATCCTCTATGAGCGCACCCAGACCGGCGAGGATGCTTTTCACGCTCCGGTTTACACCGAAACACCGGTCACGGTGGAAAATGTGCTCATCACGCCGGTGGACAATGCCGCCGTGGTCACCGACCTGCAGCTTACGGGCCGCCGCCTGGCCTACGAGCTGTGCATCCCCAAGGGAGACACACACCGCTGGGAGGGCTGCACCGTGGGGTTCTTCGGACAGAAGTGGCGGGTATATGGCGGTGTGACCCAGTACATTGAGGCGCTTGTGCCGCTGGACTGGAACAAGAAAGTGCAGGTGGAACGGATTGAATAACGTCAAGGTCAGGCTGAACAAGAAGGGCGTCGGCAAGCTGCTGAAAAGTAAGGAGCTGGCCGACGGCCTGAACAGCCTTGCCTTTGCGGCCCAGAGCCGCTTGGGCGACGGGTACGAAGCCTTGTACTACACCGCACCCACCCGTGCCGTGGCGGAAGTCCGGGCGGAAAGCTATGCCGCCCGCAAGGAGAACGCCGACACCAATTCCATTTTAAAGGCCCTGAAATGATCGAAGAAATCATCCTGAATTACCTGCGGGAAAACGGTTTTCCCTGCTTTATGTCCGTGCCGGAGAACCCCTCCGGCAATTTTTGTGTCCTGGAAAAGACCGGCTCCGACTGCGACGAGGGCATTTACACGGCCACACTGGCGGTGCAGTCCTACGGCCACAATGCCTGCGACCATGACGGCACCTTAGGTGCTGCCCAGCTCAACGAGCAGATCAAGGCCGCCATGCAGGACGCCGACAACCTGCCGCAGCTTGTGCGCTGCGACCTTTATTCCGACTACAATTTCCCGGACACCACCCGCAAACGGCCCCGCTATCAGGCCGTTTTTTCTATCACTCATTACTGACCTGTGAAAGGAGAACTACACATGGCAGACGCAACCAAAGTAACCGCCGCCAAGCCCAAAGTGGGCGGTGCCATCTGGCGTGCCCCGCTGGGCACCCCGCTGCCCACCGACGCCAAGACCGAACTGGACAAGGCTTTTAAGTGCCTGGGCTACGCCTCCGAGGACGGCGTGACCAACAGCAACTCGCCCTCCAGCGAGAACACCAACGCCTGGGGCGGCGACACCGTGCTGACCCAGCAGACCGAGAAGCCCGACACCTTCCAGTACACCCTGCTGGAGGCCCTGAACGTGGAGGTGCTCAAGTCCGTGTACGGCGACGACAACGTCACCGGCACGCTGGACACCGGCATCACGGTCAAGGCAAACTCCTCCGAGCAGAAGGACTGCAGCTGGGTCATTGAGATGGTGATGAAGAACAAGGCGGTCAAGCGCATCGTCATCCCGGACGCCGCCGTCACCGCC